CAAACAAGAACCTGTCTTCTGTAACCACTATAGACTTACAGCCTGTAGGGGCGTTAGCAATAACAGCAGCTTTATTGGAAGGATTTAACGTCCACTCATAAATCTTTCCATCCTTACTAGCGCAGGCGACCAGGTATTCTCCCCAAGTATCTATAGACCAAGAAGTGGCCTCTAAACCAATTGAGTTGCTAGGTCGTGGCGTACCAAACAATCCCAAGCCAAAATAATAACCGCCAAAACCAATGTTCGCATCTGCATCTTCTGTGCCTGGAACATATCCAACTGGAGTAATGTCTGTAGCCACCCCGGTTCCTGAAATATGCCAAAGTTTCTCGTAAGTTCCAGCGGCAAGGTTAGGGTTTGCAGAGTTATCTACCCACGCCAAAGCTCCTCTGGCTGGAGCATTAATAGTAATGCCAACAGGGGCCGCCGGGACAGTAATGTTTTCTCTTTGCTGCCATCCACCAATAGGGCGAACAGCATTATTTTCCCAACGTATAAAGTTCGCGTCTCGCCAACGATTTGCTGATTCTAAATCTGTTCCATGCCTATAAATGCCAGCAGGAATATCAAGACTTATTAATGGCATTGTTTACTTCCTTATTTAGTTTTAATCCGCTCAACGGTTCTAAGTCCACCAAGACCAAGCATGCCCATCAAAACTGGCAGCATAGTGGCGGTGTCAGCTTGGGGTATAGTTATCTCAAACGCAGCCGCTAATGGCGAGATTAAAAAGTTTACGGCAAAGCCAGCTACGCAGACCCAGCCAGTCGCAGGGCGCCATCCACTCTGAAACCAATTGCCCTTTGCCTCTTCGGTGTTTAGCTTTATCTGAGCTAGGGCTATTTCCTGACCGTGACGTTCAGCCATAGTCGCCAGCTCGTGCGCGATCTTCTGCTTGGTATCAGCATCAGGAATAAACTTGTCAAGAAGACCAGTTACGGGTGCTATTAAAGAATTAAATATACTCATTGGAATAATTTCTCTAAGAAAGGAGAGACTAGCACAAAGGGATAAAGAAGCCACAACCGCTTATCAACAGCATCAAATCGAGTGTTAATTTTATCAAACTTGGCATTGCCTTGGTCTAATTGCTTTTCTATATTGGCATACCTAACGGCGCACTCTTTTTCGTGCCCGTTTAGTTTTACTTCCATCTCTTTGACTGTGGTCATTATTTGTACTCTTGTGCCGTAAGTATTACTACGTAAATCATTATGGGAATTACCGCTACCGCTATACCTATAACGGTAACAAACTGTTTAATTAGCTTTAGTGTGGCATGGCGTTTAAGTACAGCCAACCTAGCGACTCTCTCTCGCTCCCGTTTGCACTCGCTTTGGAAGTTGAGCCAGTCGCTATACATCTCAGCTCGGCCAGCGTAGACCATATAGTCCTTTAGCCATTCCTCTTGCTCTTTGATTTTCTCAAGGGCCATAAAAGCATCGAGGTCAGACTTGCCTTTTTGAGCAACGCGCTTGGTTATAGCGCTCTTGTTAGTAAAATAAGATTTCGCCGCTTCTGAACAGTCGTAAAGCTCCTTGCCGTTACTAAGCGCAGTTTTGATAAGCTTAAACGCAGCATTGGCGGCGGTGATCTCGGCTAACATTTACTCAGACGCTTTGCGGATGTCAGTGGCAATACCTTCAACAAACGTAGCTGATCCTGCACCAACGCCTTTAGCTGTATCCGTAACCATAGACTGAGCTGAATCAACAGTAGTGCCTACAATTTGCTGTGATCCGTCAACAGCGCCGTTAAAGGTGTTGCAGCCCATAAGGGCCAAGGGTAATGCTAATAATAAATATTTCATTGTTGTTTCCTTTAAAGTAATTAAGTATTAATAGTGTTTAAGCCAAGAAGAACGCGACTTCACCAATAGACGAAGCGTCTACGCCGTAGTAAAAGTCAACAGTATCTCCAACGGCTAAGGTATAAGCGGGTGATCTGAGCCAGTAGTATGCGGACGTAATTGAGGATCCACTTGTCTCAAAGTACCCAAAGCCGCGAGTAGTGTATATAAAATTCTGAAGGCGGCCTGTGCCAGAGCTTCCTGTAGGAGTCGATGTTGACTTGATATAAAACAGTCCTCCACTAGCAGAACTTGTACTTACTGTACTCCAACTTGTCGGGGTAGTAGAAGAAGATGATATAGCTGATCTCTCCCAGCCAGTAGCGGCGACCCCCCCGGATGAAATAAAAGGAAGTTCAGTCTCGGTTCCTGATTGAGTCACAATAAACATATTGGCCTGTATATCAGCCCGAAAGCTAGTCGCAGTGCCGTTACGTCTAGGTCTAACATAAAGCCTAAAGCTACCTGCCTGACTAGATGTTAGTCTTACTCTGCGCCAATAGGTTGTTCCAGTTATCTGCACATTATTAATAGGCGATATTTGGGCGGGTATAGAGCTATCAGTTGCGCTGTCAGTTCCACTAAGGCTTACAGGAAGATACTGAGCTGGAGGGCCACTACCAGCAGACTTGCCGTAGAAGTCAGTAGACATGTTAATTGCGCTACCTGCTCCCGTCTGATCGCCTAACGCCCTGACCGCAGTGTCATTCATAGACATCTGCGTAGTACCGTTGCCGCTAAGTTCTACCTGAATAGACCTGTCAGTGGCAGTGCCAGCAATAGACATCGTTCCTGAAGCGGCGAGGGTCATTAGAAGTCGTCTCCCATTTCCCACGGATTAGTGCTAGTAGTTACTGGCACTTTAGACTTAGCAATGTCATCAGTAATGCAGCTTTCAATAGAGGCAACTTTCTCTTCACCCAAGGCAGCTTTAGTCCATACCATAGCGTTTTCTTCGGTAACGTCAGCCCAAGGGATAAAACCTTCAGCGTCTACATTAGCTTCAAGACCGATAGTTCCATACCTACGGCCCCTATGGGTTACGCCATCAACCACTTCGTAGTCAGAAACTTCCCAGTGAGCAGTGTTAATTGCGCCCGTAGATACAGTTGCGTCTAATGCTACAATGTTCCAAAGTACAGCCATGTTATTTCTCCACCTTATCTAGTCTTGATTCAAGTTCCGCTACTTTCTGAGTTAGTTCTTTAACTGCTTCAATAAGAAGGGGGGTTAGTTTTTCGTACATTACGGTCTTGTAGTCTTTTCCTACCACAGAGTCAGTGACAATCTCAGGCAGTACAGCCTCTACTTCTTGAGCAGAAACACCTACCTCTACGCCATTGTTGTCCACGCCAAGAGCTTGAGCAGTTTCGTTAGGAGTGTAGTAGTAACCGTTAAGTTGGGCTACTTTATCCAATGCGTTAGGGATAGTTCCCTTGAAGTCTTTAAGGCGTTCATCAGAGAAGTAAGCAGTAATGTTACCTGTAGCCACTATGTCACCAACAACATGCAGTGCCTGAGTCGGTGCGGTAATGCCTATGCCAAGTCGCTTGGCACTAGTGAATCTTGCGTACTCTCCACTTAATCCACCACTGATAGAAAGGCTGTGACCTGACCCAGTACTGCTGGAGGTAGTTATGTCTGATAAACCGTTATAGCACCTTAAACCTGTAAGAGAGTCTGCGCCACTGTCATTCCTAATTGCAATGCCACCACTTAAAGCAGCAATGTCTACCGTAGAATATATAGAGCCGTTAGAATCAAGCTCACAGCCTACAACACTTGAGTTACTAGCCGTTTTTGCTACAAGGAAGTCACCTGTTGAAGTAATCCTAGCCCTTTCTGTTGTATCTGTGCTAAAGGTCATAGAGTCGCTAGAATTGTTGTACTGAAGTTTGCCTTGAGAAGGCACGCCACTGTATCCAAACTCGATTCTACTGTATGTTGATACTGCTGAAGATGTCAGGCGCTGTAAAGGATAGCCGGCCGTCTCACTCCCATTAACTGTAAGAACATTTCCGAAGGACTTACCGCCACCAATGCTCTGAGTGCCTGAAGTTCTTACAACAGTGCTATCTACCGCTATGTCGTTGGCGTTAGCAGTAATACCGTCACCGCCAATTACGTTGAGAGTTGCAGCGCCAGAAGTAGCACCGCCAGTCATGCCAGTACCCGCTATTACACTAGTAATGTCACCTGCGCCACCTTCAACCCAAGGCACGTTGACAACAGCTTGATTAGCTGAGTTTAGCTGGATACCGTAAGTTCTGCTTGCAGTGGTAGTTACTGAGTTAGCAGCTACAGATTGGTCTGTGTCGCTAAATAGTTCGATTCCGCCTCTTACCGTTGAGGTAGCGAGGTCAAGGGCGATGTCGTTAGCGTTGGCTGTAATACCTGTACCACCAATTACGTTAAGGGTTACAGCCCCTGTAGTGCCGCCGCCAGTTAAGCCAGTACCCGCAGTTACGGCAGTAATATCGCCTGAGTTGGTGGTATAGCCAGAATCATTAGTCCACTGAGAAATGTTGCCCGATTTGTTAGTAAACGTATCGGTGCTAGATGGAGTTACTGTACCTGTAGTAGTGCTGTACCCTGAATCATTAGTCCACTGAGAAATGTTACCAGACTTGTTAGTCAAAGTTGCAGTGCTAGCGGCTGTCAAATAGGAAGAAAGGTTTGGCGGCGTGTAAGTAAAGACACCGCTACTGTCATTGTAAGATAGATTGGCAGTGCCTACTGAAGCTACAGTTACAGACAGATCAGTCAGCGCAATACCGCCACCAGAACCTGTAACCCAAGGCACGTTGACAACAGCTTGATTAGCTGAGTTTAGCTGAATGCCATAAGTTCTGCCTGCGGTAGTAGTTACTGAGTTAGCAGCTACAGATTGGTCTGTGTCGCTAAATAGCTCGATTCCGCCTCTTACCGTTGAGGTAGCTAGGTCAAGGGCGATGTCGTTAGCGTTGGCTGTAATACCTGTACCACCAATTACGTTAAGGGTTACAGCCCCTGTAGTGCCGCCGCCAGTTAAACCAGTACCCGCAGTTACGGCAGTAATATCACCTACGTTAGTGGTATACCCAGAATCATTAGTCCACTGAGAAATGTTGCCCGATTTGTTAGTAAACGTATCAGTGCTCGATGGAGTGCTGTACCCTGAATCATTAGTCCACTGGGATATAACTCCAGACTTGTTTGATAGAGCTTGCGAACCCGTCAAAGTAACGACACTACTGTCTATAGAAAACTCTGTGTTCGTTAAGTCCAGACCAGTACCCGCCGTGTACTCCGTATCAACCCAAGGGACGTTGACAACAGCTTGATTAGCTGAGTTTAGCTGGATACCGTAAGTTCTGTTTGCAGTAGTAGTTACTGAGTTAGCAGCTACAGATTGGTCGGTGTCGCTAAAAAGTTCTACGCCACCCAGTGCTGTAGAAGTAGCAGCGGGGAGGACATAACTGCCCTCTGCCCAAGGGACGTTAACAACTGCTTGGCCGCCACTGTTTAGCTGAATACCATAAGTTCTGGAAGCAGTAGCAGTAACAGAAGCAGAAGCTACAGTCTGAACTGTGTCACTAAATAATTGTACGCCCCCGTCAACAGTAGCGGTAGCCGCCTCTAACGAAAACTCTGTACCCGTTAAGTCCAGACCAGTGCCAGCCGTGTAGGTGGTACCCGCGTTATTATCAACATAGGTCTTAACAGCTTGCTGTGTGGCCAACCTGACGGCGCTATTGGTAGCTACATCACCGTTGTCGATGAGGTTAACTGTAGCCCCTCCGGTACCGATATTAAGGGTACCCTGCAAGTCCAGAAGACCGTTTAAGTCTACAGTGGGGGCAGTTATCTGCACTTCAGTATCGGCTACAAGGTCAAGTTGCCCATCAGCACTGGAGTTAATGTATATAGCGGCGTCACGGAATTGAACTTTGTCGGTAGTAGAAGCAACTATGTCTGTGCCACCAGTCGTGTTGCCTAGGGTCAGAACTTCAGAAAGGGTGTCCGCTGTGCCTATTTGAGTATCGACGTACAACTTAGTGGCTTTTTGTGTGGCTAGCCTATCATCGCTATTGGCCGTAAAGGTACCGTCGGTGTCAATGTAGTTAACTGAAGTCCCGCCACCAATCGTGAGAACCCCCGCAGAAAGGGTAACTACGTGGTCTACGCCCTCTAATACGTTAGTGCCGTCACAGAACACGAGCATTGTCTTGCCCACTGGAACTGCTATGCCCGTACCTGAAGACGTTTTTACAGTAATTATCTGAGCGGTGCTATTCTTAACGATGTATGTCTTACTTAGGGCGGGGCAGATTACACTACCTGCGCCATTCAAAGCAGTAGTAGAATCAGTTAGAGATAGCATGGCTGCACGCGACTCTGCGGAAAGACCATTAGCGCTGGTTAAGACGTGAGAGTTAGTAGTCCAAGTGTTTACAACAACTCGTCCCGCAATAGCCTGTTCGATCATCGAGGTTATGTTGTCGTTTACTACATCTCCCCACGTACCGCTAAGTTCACCCTGCACTGGCAGGGCTAGTTTTAGAATTGGAGTATATTGCGTTGTCAT